GGGTATGCTTCTCTTAAATAGTTAACATCTTTATTTAACAAATACTTGTAATTACCTGAAGAATCAATAACTGCAAATGAAAAAGTAGACAAATAATCATTTGGCAAAGCTAAATATTGATTACCAGCAGTTACGGTTCCAGTAACATTTTTACGCAAAGCAGGAATCTGAACAGAGTTATAAATCCGTTCTTCTGCTTCTTGCACAAATACTGGAATATTCTGAACGAATAAAGCCTCAGTATTTTCAGCGTAAGACTGTATGTTTTCCCATAACTGCGAATAGTTCATTATTTAGCTTCTTCTGATTGGGCGTTTTTATTTGCTTCTTCAATTGCTTTTGCTGCCAAAATCTGAGGAATGGCTTGATTTCTTAATTTATTAACCAATTCTTCTACAGATTCCATAGGAAAAGACTTACGAAGACCATTAATAATAATTTCTATTTCTAATTGGGTTAAATCTTTAATTTCAATCATGCCATTGGTCCTCTGGACATACGGCCTTTGGTAGCTGCTCCAGCTCCACGCATCTCAATACCAGAAGTCTTGACTTTGGACTCACCGTAGCTAACGCCACTCTTAATTGGGTCTTGCAAAGTAACATCTTTAGCGGCCTTGGTATGAGCATACTCACCACGATCCATTACTTCTTGACCAGTAATATGTTTCTCAGTATTGGTGTGCGGATTAGCGTAAGCATCTGCTGGTTCTGCAAATTTGTTTTTACCAATAGTAACCTTTGGGCTATTCTTGGTAGTAGGTTTTACATTTTTTGCGATTGCCATATTAACGACCTCTTGAGCTGGATTTTTGGTTCATAGCACGGGCTACATTGCGACCAACGGCTTTCATTTCTTTGCCAGTTACGCCACCTTTAGCCATTTTTTTAACGTCACCGCCTTTTTTCAAAGCCAGTTTAGTGTGTTTGCCAGGATGTTCTTGAGCATCATGCTCTTTGAAAGCTTTCTTAATTAGCTTAACATCTTGCTTTTTGTCAGCTTTTTCTTCTTTACGCATTTCTGCTTTAGATTCTTTTTCCATAACTTTACCGCCTTTTTTCATATTGTCTTCTGCATTTTTTGGTTCAAAGGGATCGCCAGTTTTAATGCCACGTTGTTTTTGCATTGCCATTTTATCACTCCTAAGTCGTTGAAATAGTTACTGTACCTATGGTTATTACAGGAAGCAAGGAATTTGGAGTAAGGTAACTATCAAAATAACTTGCACCACCTACAGGGTTCCACCCCCATTGTATCTGTCTACTACCATCTGTGGAATAGCCTTGGTTATCAATATTGTTGACATTTGGATCATATGGATTTGTCATAAGACCGTATGTGCCACCAACCTGATAACTCACATCTGGGCGGGGTTCTCTGACCGCCTGAGGATCATTCACAGGATACAAACCTAAACTCAACTGAGGCTGATCTGGATCCCAGCACTCAGGGCATACCTTAATGTTATATAACTTAGTCTTAATTACTTCTTTTTTTAACTCAGACAACTTATAACGCTGACCACATCGGTCACATTCGGCAATCGCCCATTTACCTGACGAGTATTTATTTGGCATTAGACAAACCTACCTTTTGTCCTACCTTTACTTTCTATGCCATGACCACGAATAATGCCGCCTTTTTTGCGGTTCAATGGACTATCTGGGTTAAATGGATTATTTGTTCCTGGGACATAACCAGCCCCTCCCCCAACTTTAGGGGTGTTTCCTTTTGGAGTCTTATCGTAATAACCCATATCCTGAAGCCTTTCAGCATAGGTGCGTGGGCGCTCAGCATCTACTTTAGCCTTGTGTTCTTCGGCTATTCTAGATACTTCATCTTTAGATTTTTGTACTTCTTCAGGGGTAGCCATTATCTTCCATGACCTCCATAAAATGACATTCTGGGGACAAAACGAATAGAAGCCTTTTCACGGTCTTCTTCTGAGGCCAAAGTCCATTGATCCATGTAATCCTGTTTTAGCATAGGAATGCGATTTGGATCAACTCCAGGAATCTTAGAAGATAGGTAATAGGCTAGTCCAGCAACCAAAGCTGGGATAAAACGGAATGGGATGTCATTGGTATTAATACCAGTGCCAGCATCTTGAATTCTGCGCATACGCCAGTACACAAAGGTATATTGGCTTCCTGGGGAATTTGGAGTAGGCCAGACATTAATACAAGGCAGGTTTACAACGCTAATAGAGGACCCTGTGGTGTGCGCAGCTGCGGTTGTACCATTCTGTCCCCTGTAGCAATTTAAGAGCTGTGGAGCAGTTGTAGAGACGTTTGGATAGTAAATAATCTCATTGTCTATCTGGATATAGCCTGTTGCAGCCAAACCCGTCATATCGGACTGATTTAGCTGAATAGTCGTATCTGTAGCACTAATTCCAGTAGTCGATCCATTACCGTATAAAGTGTAATTAGTAGGGTTAGTTTGACCAGATTGTCGGTTAATCCAAACCTGAATCGGTCTGCCCTGTGCCAGCTTGTTAGGCAAAGTCGAGTAAGTGTCCTCGGAAATACGGCTAATATTGATATCAATCTGGTTTTGTAATGTGCCAGTACGAATTACTTGGCTTAACAAATCAATGGTATCAACAGGCAGGGGGTAGGTAATTTGACCCGTATTCATGGGGATCTGGCCTTCTTCGATGGTCCACAGATTGATACCTCTGTTGGCCCATTCAACGGTCAAAATATTAAGAGACCGTCTTGCAGTTCTAAAATCATAACCTGTACGAAGTTCGACACCGCACCTTTCAAACGCCTCTTCAATGAGGTCGTTCATGCTTAGGTCAAATACGGATGTCCCTGTAGTAGCCATTATTTATGCTTAAAACCTTTTAAGGTTTCAGCCAAACGAGCACGTTGACCTAGCTTGCCAGGTTTTTTAGCAGCTGCTGCAAGTTTTTTTTCAGGAATGGTGTGACCTTCCTTAACGCCTAGTGCTTTACGAAGAGCTCCCGCTTTCTTAATAGCACCTTGTATCCATTTTTCAGCCATTATTTTTTCCTTGCTGCTCTCATGTTATCAACTAGGTTTGGGTAAGGTCTACCAGCTGCTTTAGCCATTGCTTTTGCTTTTGACTTTTTAGCAGAAGATAATTTCTTGGGCTTTCCTAATTCTTTAGGACGAGGTTTATCCCAAACCTGGCCGCCTTTGGCATACACATCAACATCTTCTGGGTTATCTTGTCTTACGATAACCTTCTTTTTCGGCATCTTGGATGGGTTTACCGCACCCATACCACGACTGGCTCTCATTTGTGAGCCTTACCACCGTAGCACATAGCTTCTACATGATCCATGTGATGCTTGTGACCTTCAGCGTGTTTCTTGAAATGATGTTTGTGATGCTTATGGGTTTCTGTTTCATGCTCAGAAATGAACTCATCATGACGCTTCATGTCTGGGCCTGATTCTGGCTCCATGTGCTCTTTAACCATGTTTTTCATATACTTCTCCTAATTAACAATATTTGGTTTTTGTTTTGCCACGAATAGCTGCGCCATCTGCACGGCTAGAAGTAGAACCACCTTTAGCCATTTTTTTCATAAATGACTTCATGTTTTTTTCTGATTCAATTGGCTCTTTTTTGCCTGCATCGCCAAGATTTTTACCTTTAGTGTGGCCAGTCTTTTGAACTTTAGCTTCACCAAATTTACCGTGTTTGTCAGAACCCTTCTCAACATCTTCCTTCATGGAACGTAGTCCCATAGATTCTGCTTTACCACCAGAAGCCATTTTCTTCATTTTGTGATGTCCTTCATGTTCTTTCATATGATGTTCAGCCATTGCCAAATGGTGATGAGCCAAATGTTTATGGTGTTCTTTTGACAAACCACCGTGCTTCATGCCGCCTGGCATTGCGCCTGCAGGAGCCATAGCTGGCCCTGGAGCTGGAGGGGTTGGCATAGCACGAGCTGCCATCATTGCCATCGCTGGGTTTACGCTACGTTTTTTCATGTTAATTCCACCTTTTTTAAAATGTTTGCCTTTATCGGCTGCTACAAAATCCTCACCAACTGATTGAGGCACTCCTACTTTTTTGGCAAACGCTTTATTATGGGCGATTGCTTCCATAAAATTGTGTTGCTTTTTACTTTTGCTAGGCATTATTTAAACCACCTATCAAGAATCCATACTATGATACCACCTGCTAAACCAGCGCCTAGAGTTAAAACATTGTGTAAAGTTTTTTTGGCTGAGGCCTGTTCTCCAAGCATCTTTTGAATGTCTGCTAAAGACTGCTTAACTTCTTCCATGTCTTTAACCAGTTTATCCATATCTGCCTGAAGATGCTGTATATCATTTGCATGAGTAGCTAGTTCTCTAGCAGTTTTAATTGGGTCAATCTCGCTCATTTTAGCATTTCCATTTGCGTAATGATTTGTTAATACGGCTGTTTGGATCATTAGCAATTTCCGCACTGGTCAATCTCTTTTTCATGCCTTCCATGCGAGCACAGAAAGATTTTTTACGGCTACCACCTTCAGGTTGTGGTGCTTTTAAATGAGCACCATGTTCCTTGTTATAAGAAGCTCTCCCCTTGGTATTTAAACCGCCCTTAGGGTTTTTGCCCTCTTTGCGTTGCCAAGCAGGAGTTTTCATATTAAGCCATCGCTTCCTGAGCAACTACGTTTACCTGGACTGTAGCACCAGCAGAAGAAGTCACAGCAACTGTCAAAATGTCAGCTACGTTACCTTTAATGTTTGTCAATACAGGGAAGAAGTTACTCAAATCAAGCTGTTGCAAGCCGTTAGGAGGAGTAGAGAACGCATATACAACCTCACCACCAGCCAATGTCGTAGCAGACAAATCTTGTTCAGCAAATGAGTTGTATGAACCCAAAGTACTTAATGGAACAAAGTTAGCTTGACTTAAAGACAGCTGGTTAGTAGGAGTACTAGAAATCAACTCAACCAAACAAGTAGCAGAAGAGTTCAATAGCAATGTAGCTGGCAATAATTGACCACGATCAATCAAACCAATCTGATAGCTGTTTCCAGATGCAGGACCATTAGCCAATGGCAAACCAGTAACTACATCTTGGAATGTAATTGTGCTGGTTGTATTGGATGTAATACGACCTGTATAAGGACTTACTGCACTAGCTCCAGATGTATAGTTTGCAGGAGCAGAAGCAAAATAACCCCAGCTTACTGACACAGCTGTAGTTGAAGTTACAGTAACAGAGTACTGACCGTTCATATACGCTGGTGTAGAGCCACTAATAACGATTACATCACCTGTTTTTAAATTATGCACTGAGGCAAATGTAATAGTAGATGAGTAGTTATTGACACCTGCAACTGTAGTCAATGCTGGGTTTGAGATAGTACTGATAGCTGGCAAACTAGCCAAGTAGTAAACAGACTTACCAACCCATTGATTTGCACCCCAATATGTTGCTGTTGGAGTAGAAGTCAATGTTGCTCCGTTAACTAACTGGATTGGCAAAACCATAGTCGTTGTTGATGGAACGGACTGGATGAGCCATGTTTGAGCAGCGTAAGTAGTGGTAGCTGTTAATGTACCTGTTACACCAGATTGGGCAGCACTTATAGAGTAAGTACCAAGACCACCAGGTGCATAAGAAGTTACAGTGCCAGATACTTGGGCTGTAAATGCTTTAGTTACAGTAATTGTTGCACCGTTAACAGCTTGAATATAAGTACTTGGAGCAATACCTGTACCAGCAATTAACTGGCCCACTGCAAATGATGTTCCAGCTGCTAATACAACAACGCTAGAACCAGCAGCACCTCCACTTGCGTAAGCTTGTGATCCAACAGCTGAACTGGTAGCAGTTAACTGAGCAACAATTGTAGGTGTACCAACAATACCTGTGCCAGATAATGTCATGCCAGGTTGCAATGCACCAGTAGCAACTGCTGTAGTAACAGTTACGATAGGGCTTGTAGTGCCAGAAAACGCATAGTTACCAGAAGCAATAGTAGCTGTTTCAGTAAATGAACTTAAAGTGATGTATTGAGCAGCACTGTTTGCATTAGCTGGGTTAGTTACTGTATAACCGTGTGCTGAAGCAAAAGTAACCAAAGATTGACCGCCATTAGGCTGACCAACAACAGAACTAATAGCTGGAGTTGCTGCACTAATAGACAAAGTAGTTGGGCTACCGCCAGTTGCTGCTGCGTTAGTTTGATCAAAAATATCTGTACCAACAGCTCTCATGCGGAATGATAAAGCTGGATAACGAACTGCGGATGCAGGAACAGTACGGTTTTGAGTTTTAGCATCATTACCATATGAATAGGTAAATCCACGTTGTTTATCAATACCACCTTCAATCAATACTGAAACACCATAGTGTGTCATTAAAGATGCAGCAGAACTGCCGTTATCACGCTGTTCATAACGAACAGGCAAGTTACCAGTACGGCTCCAAGGTTGAACTTGTTTAACGCCATTAACTACAGCGTTAGCTATACCGATTTGATGCAGAACCCAAGGCTCGCCATTGATTGTTACACCCCAACGAAGTGCACCAGCACCATACCAAGCGTATTCCATCCAAATCATCTGAACTTTAGTCCAGTCAATTGCATTGATAATATTTTTATTACCATTCCATTGATCCATTGGAATAACTTGATCTGTTGGCAATCCACCAGCATCAGAACGAATAACTACGTTCATTGCATAAGGGTTTAATGATCCACCAGACGGACCAGTTTGCATAAAGAAAATTCCATTGGAATCATCAAAAATACCAACACGCTGGGTCTGACCAGATACAGAGGCACCAAAGTTGACGTTAGAAGCCATGTACATGGTTTTACCTGGCTGATAACGGTGATATGGGCGTGATTGACGAATAGTAATGTCACCTGGAGTGTTGCCTCCACCAATGTTCATTGAAACGCCACCTAAACCTGGGTTTTGAACAATATAGGCTTGTCCAGAGACGTTATTAATGAATTGTTCCCAACGCAAAGGCTGAACACCATACTCAAAGTCGGCATCATAAATGTTTTGCGATTGTGAAACTTTGAGCTTACCTACAACGTCACGCAGACGTTGCGGTGCTACAAATTGAGCTGCACCATCAATACCAGTCCAAGGGGTACTCGCAGTTTGAGTTCCCATAGCACCAGTTTGTGCATTGCCACCCTGTTGATTTAGGGGTGCAAAGAAATTTAGTAAGTCCCACGCCATATTAGCTCCTTAGATTTTTTAAAAAAGGGGTCCGAAGACCCCAATCAGACTATTAATCAAAGTTACCATATGGATAAGTTGTACTGTTACCAATGTTCAGATCAAGCTGGTTATAACGTAACGATACTTCAATCTGACCAGAAGATAAACCAGCAGTTGATGTAGTCATTGCCAAAGTTACAACCACTTGTGAGAACCATGTAGGTTGTGTACCAGGTTGTAAATTTTGGAAATCTTGTAATGTAGAGCTTGCATTTGGCAATTGTGTACCAACATAAGTTGCTGTGTAACGCTGTGTAGCTGGACTAGAGATGTTAGCAAATGTGCCATAAACACCAGTAGAAGTTGCAAAGTTGTTAGAAACGTATGGTTGAATAGCTGTTACTGCCAAAGGAGTACCAGCAGTATCTTTTGGAATTGTGCCAATATCAAGAATAACGTCAGTAATATTAGAACCGTATGGCAAATAAAATACTACGCCACGGTACACGGTAGTTGTTGCATCAGCTGTTGGAGCTGTAGCAGCTGTAGGTCCGTTAGTGCTATAAACACCATTTTGTGGCGTGTAGATAGTTGCAGCACTATTAGGAATATTGTTTGAAGCAACAAAAACTCTAGAACCGCCACCGTAGTTAGCAGTATTAGCTGTTGTTACTGAAAAATCTAGTAAAGCTGATTGAATTAAATCTGCGTAACCAACGTCACGAACTGGACCGAAACGGTTATCACCAGAGAGAATTGGACCTTCAAATGTACTACGTCCCATAATGGACTCCTTATGCAAAAGTACTTATGCCGATCTTTGCATCGTCTGCTGGGGCAGTGGTGGCATAAGNGAANNACCCAGATATAACAAGTTTACTACTTTATACNNTTTGTGCAATCTTTTTTCAAAAAAAATCCCCAGTTTTTTAGGCTGGGGATCAAACTCCTCACGAGAGTTTAGTATGAACCGTAAACACCTAATGGATCAGAAACACCAAAGGAATAACGCTCACGAGACTTGTATCTTACGTTACCAGTATCGAAGTCGCCATCCATAGAGTTCTGGAGTGGTGTACGAACAAACATCTTCAAACCGTTTGGAACATCAGTGGTCAAGAACCATGCGTTGGTAGCGGTTAAGAAGTGGTTAATTGCGTAACCTTCTGGAACTGCACCGTTGTTCTTG